ATCTGGTCGGCACGCTGAACTTCTGGCCGCATCAGTACAGCGACGAGGGCGTCAAGGTGCCGTGGGCTGGCAGCAAGATCAACGCCGTCCCTCAGGGCGCGAAGCAGATCCGGCAGTACACCCCTACGCTGTACATCAACGACGAGTCTGCGTTCCAGGAGGAGTACCGGGAAGCGATGATCGCCGCTGGCGCTGCCGTGACTGGAGGTGGGCAGTCGATCTCCGTTTCGTCGGTGGACGCTGGCAGTTTCTTCAACCAGAGCGTGCTGAACATCAAGGGCGGCGGCGAGCCTGAGCATCGGGAGATCCATCCCGTCGTCAAGATCGGCATGGAGAAGATGGGCCTTGAATGGCCGAAGGGTATGCGGTCGTGGCAGACGGAGGGCGGGGCCTGGGTGCTTGAGGTGAAGTATACCGCCGACCCGAACAAAGACCCCGCACGCCTCGGCGCACAGTGGTATGCGGACGCTGTGAAGCGTCCCGGCTACGAGGGGGACTACGAGAGCGTCGGCTGGCAGACGGAGATGGAGATCAACTACGGCGCTGGTGGCGGAGACCCCGTGTTCCCGTTCCTAAAGCCAGGCTGTGGTATATTTATTGATGGATTCGTTCCCGACGAAATCATGAATAAGATGCGGTTTTTTGCCGGGTATGATTACGGGAGCCAGAACCCTTCGGCGTTCATTGTGTGGGGCATCGACAAGGACGGAAAGGCTTATTCTGTATGGGAGTTGTACGAGCCCAACACGAACATGGCCCGGCACGTCGAGAAGATCAAGCGGTGCCCGTATTGGGACAGGATAGAGAAGATCATCTGTGATCCGTCTATCGGGTACAAGACGCAGCACGCGAAGCACGCGGCAGACATTAAGACGCTCATTGAGTTGTATGAGGAGCATGGGCTTTATCTACAGCCGGGGCGCAGGGCGCAGGACGTATCCGTGGCCCAGATGTTTAAGTCAACGTATTGGTCCGATCTTAAGGAGCCGACGGCGTTCTTGACGAAGGCCACTCCGAACTTGAACAAGGAACTAATGGATTTGCGCTGGGAGAAGTTCACAAGTAGTGCCGTCGAGCAGCGCAAGAATCCTTCGGAGAAGATTCGGCAGAAGAACAACCATGCATGGGACGCTACGGCGGCTTTGTTCGACGACGGTGTGTATGGTTTTGTAGACAGCAAGCCCATCAAGCGGGCGGGGACGTTCGCACAGGCGGTCGAGGATCTTCGTTTGATCGCGGCCAAGGAGCGCAAAAGGAGCGGTGGCATCCATGTCCACTAAGGCTGGTGCAAAGATTATCGAAGACGTGGACGATCTTCTCGACGGTTTCGAAGTGGATCTCGACGTTGATGTTCTGGAGCCCGCGCTGGTGATCGGTGAGCCCATTGGCGATGCCTATATGTTCATCACGGTCCACACCTGCCCGCATTGCCATGCGAGTATGCAGACGATTGGCGTCGGTCACGGCGCATATTATTGCTCGTGGTGCGCCGGCAAGCGTGGCCGCAAGGTTGAGATGCAGCGAACTCATGAGCCGCTAGAGGTACTTGAATGATTGGCGAAGATGTCAGGAAGCCCAAGGGCGATAAGGACGAGGCGGTCTGTCGGCTGTTCGACCAGCTTTCTCGCGGGATCAAGCGCCGCAAGCGCGAGGAGCGCCGCTGGGAACACGTCGAGAAGTTCGAGGACATGAAGCAATGGGGCGGCGAGGAGGGCTCGTTTGACGAGGTTACCGTCAACAAGCTTGGTTCCTACATCCGCAACTACCGCGCCCAGGTCACCTACAACGACCCGCGTGTCAAGCTGACCCCAAAGACCTCCGACGGATGGGAGCCCATCCCCGTGCCTGTCGCTGGCCCTGGCGGGCAACCGAAGTTAGATGCCAACGGACAAGTATTAGTTCGTGAGGTTGTGCCGGCGAAGGCCCGTGAAGCCCTGCTGAACGACATCGTCTCTGCCCCGATGCAGCACATTCAGCAGACCTCGGGGCTCTTGACGAAGTCCGGCGTGCTTGGCTGGGGCTGCCTCAAGGCTGGCTACCGACCCGTCTTTGAGACGCCGCTGGAGCCCGACGGCGATCAGGTGATCCCGATTCGGGACAACAAGCTTGACCTGTCTCAGTTCCAGCGGAACAGGTTCGACGGCTCGCTGATGGAGGACGACAGCGGGCGGCTGATCACCCGCAACTCGGTGCCCATCTGGGAAGACTTTTTCATCTGCTGGGTGCCGTACCGGAACATGATCATCGACCCGGACGGCGGGAACTATTGGGACGATCATCAGTGGGTTGCCGAGGAGGAGATTCGTTCTCTCAAGTCGGTCAAGGCCGATCCTCTATTCAAGAACACCGAGGACTTGAAGCCGAGCGGCATGGCCAAGGACGAGGACGACGATCTCTCGTTCAATTGGGACGCGAACGGCAGCGACTGGTCGGAGGAGAAGGAAGATCCCGAGAAGTCCGACCGCAAGGTTGTCCGGCTGTTCCACATCTACGACCTGGTGAACGAGCGGTACATCGTTCTAGCCGACGGCCACGGCAAGGCGCTGCGTGACGTGCCTTGGACCGAGATCAAGATCGTTGACCACCCGTACAGCGACTTCCGCCCGAATCAGATCCTTGGCGAGTTCTACCCCCGCCCGCTGGGCACGGACCTCGCCCCGATCAACGAGTGGTACAACATCGCCCGCCAGATGGAACTGCGCGGCATGAAGCGGTCAACCCGGAAGATCCTGGCCCGCAAGGGCGTGCTGGACTCTGTGGGCATGGACCGGCTGACGGACGACGAGGACATGGCCTGGGTCGAGCTGGACATCATGGGCCACCAGAACCTGACCGACGCTTTCGTGGCCTTCAACCCGCCTCCGTTGAGCGAGGCGATCTACGCGAACAGCGCGAGGATCGCTCAGGACTTTGCCGAGGTTGGCGGCATGACGGACGAGGCCCGTGGGGCTTCTACCGCCGACACCGCCACGCAGGTCAGCGTCATGGAGGCGTACAGCGGCACCCGTATCGAGCATGACCGCAAGATCCTGGCTGAGTGCTGGCGTCGGATCTTCAAGAAGCTGAACGACAGCATCGACGCCAACATGACCCGCGAGCGGGCGATCATGGTTCAGGGTGCCGACGGCCAGGTCTTCCAGGCGCTGGTGGACCCGGACATGATCGCTGGCGACTTCGATGTGGACGTTGACTTCGAGGAGATGGCTCCTCCGAACACGGCGCAGCAGGCTGCTGGCAGGGCGCAGATCGCCCAGATCGCCGGGCAGGCCCCGCACCTGTTCATGAGCGAGGCGCTGGTGCGCGGCTGGTGTGAGCCTTACGGGATCAAGGACGGCAACTTCATCAAGGCGCTGGCTGAGGCGTCCCAGATGCAGATGCAGATGCTGATGATGCAGGGCCAGCAGGCACCCGGCCCCGTTCCTGAGGCTGGAGAGCCCGAGAGTGAGGCCGAGGCGATTGCCCAGACTGGCGCAGGAACCCAGACACCGCGTATGCAAGGAGCTTCTTAATGCCCATCTACACGCTTGAGTGCCCTTACTGCTGTCTGAGGAGCGAACACTTCTTGGGCATGAGCGACAGCCTTGACGACCGCGTGGAGTGTCCACAGTGCGGCGAGGCGATGACGCGCAGGCATGACAGAATCTACGACGTGCCCGCGATTCAGGGCGACACGGTTGCCGGCGGCTGTAGTTACGTCGGATACGACGAGGGCCTGAACGAGTATGTCATGGGCCGTCAGCATCGCAAGGAACTGATGGACCGTAAGGGACTAACTGAATACAACCCCGACCCGACGATGAAGCATCACCGGGACGAGGCAAGGTATATCCGGGAGCGTTCAAAGCCGAACGACCCGGAGGCGAGGGCGGCAATTCGTAGAGAGTATAGGACCGCCGGTAAAAAGCGGCGCGACCGCTTGGTCAGGGAGTCTTTGGACAAGTCCCTGAAAAGCGTGTAGCGCAATAACGATAGAGAGGATGGAACTCATGGCACTACACAACGAAGCAGCCTTTCAGGATGCGTTGAGCAGCGCTGTCGAGGAAGCCGTCAATGAGGTTGAGTCCGTCGAGGACGAAGCCCCGGTCGAGGACGAGCAGGAAAGTCTGGATGAGTCTCCTGAGTCGGAGGAGATTCAAGAGGACTCTGACGAGTTCGAGGTTGAGGCTGATGCCGAAGACGAGGAGGACGAGGCGGTCGATGAGGCCCCAAGCGTTGTTGAGTGGAACGGCAATCCCGACGAATTGCCGTCATCCATTGAATACGACGGGAAGATTTACGACCTGACCAAGACCTACAAGGCCATGCAGGCCGGGTTCACCAAGAAGATGCAGGAGATTGCTGAACAGCGGAAGCAGTACGAGGCTCTGACTCAGCAGTATCAGCAGATGGTGGCCCAGCAGAAGCAGGCGGCGATGGAGAAGGAAGATCCGCGTCCAGCGAATCCGACGACCGACATGACCGAGGAGCAGCAGGAACGCCGGTGGGCTGAGATCCAACGGTGGGAAGCCAAGCAGGCTTATCGGGACATGGTCAAGGAGGGCGTGATTCCTGACCCGGACTCCGTCAAGGCGCAGATGGCCGAGCAGGAGCGGCAAGTTGCCGCCCAGCGTCGTTACAATATGCTCTCGTCCCAGCCTGGGTTCAACGAGCAGATTGAGAACGAGATGGTCCAGCTTGCTCACGAGAACAAGTATTGGGCCGCCCAGTTAGACACTGACGAAGGCGCTCTCGCCTTGTATCAGTTTGTGCAACAAAAACAAGCTGCCGAGCAACTCAAGAAAGAGGCGGCGGCCTTGGAAGAAGCAAAGATCAAGCGCAGCGCGAGCGCGGCAAAGAGGGCGACCCCGAAGCAGACTTCGCAGTCGAAGAAGGCAGAGCCTAAGCCTGCTGACAACTTCGCGGAGTTGGGCTTCGAGGACAAGATCAGCGCCGTCGTAGACGAGGCGTTTGGCTTATAGAGAGGTGAGTATCAATGGCCATTCAAACTAGGTCCATTACTTATGATGCTCTTTTGACCACTACTGCGGACAAGATCCACAAGAGTGGTGCGATTCAGGATGCTATTAGCAATAGCAACCCGACGTTCAAAGAGTTCATGGATAAGGGCAAGATCAAGAAGAAGGTCGTCGGTGGCGACCAGATTCGTGTCGGTCTGATGTATCAGCACAATGGAACTATCAGCTCCTACAGCGGCTACGACCAGATCGACGTGACCCCGCAGGACGGCATCACCACCATGTATGTGCCTTGGGCGCAGTATGGCGGTGCCGTGTCGATCAGCGGTATCCAGAAGTTCAAGAACATGGGCAAGGAGCAGATCGCTGATCTGCTGAAGGAGAAGATTGCCCAGACCACCGCCGGGTGGGCCGAGAAGCTGAACGCCGATCTGTGGGACGTGGACAACCGACAGGCGACCACCGCCCCCTACTCCGGCAACGGCGGCAAGAACATCATCGGCATCCCCCTGTACATTCAGGGCATCAATTCCACGACCGCCGATAACTACGACATCGGCAACATCGACCAGGACGTGGAAACCTGGTGGCTGAATCAGGACCACACCCCCGGCGCTGACACCTATGTCGGTCTGTTCGCTGGCATGCGGAAGCTGTTCAACGACTGCTCGCAGGGCCCTGGCGGCTCGCCGGATCTCATCATGGCCGATCAGGTCAGCTTTGAGATCTACGAGGCCGGCATGGACGAGAAG